CTTCGAATAACCAAAATACCTAGCAACACCAGCAGCTTTTCCCAAAGCCCAAGCCGCAGGAGAAGCCAAGCTGCTAATACTAGGAATTCCTTTAGCCACCCATTTAAGCGTTCTAGAAGCAGCATGCAACCCCGAGCTATACGGATAAGCATCCTGCTCAAACTCCTCATTGATGGGTTTCATCTTGCCGGATTGAAGGGAAACTACAGCAGTGCTGTAAGGTGCGGCACCATAAAGTTCAAGATTCTCCAAATGCATCATTATGCGGTATGCAGGGGTAGGAGCTGTAGCACCAGCCCTAACTGGAACTATAACCGTCATTCCCAAGGTACCATATGACCAAGGAGTTGTGTTAGAGTTGACCTCATTAATGGGCAAATACTCTGTAGGATAAAAGAAAGGAACACGAAGAGTGGCCATGGTTGATTCGGATAGATCCAAACGGACATGTGGAATGTTTGTACTAGTGCAAGGATTAGAAGCACGTAAGTAATTCACAGCCGAAGATGTATCTACATATTGCCAATTAAGCGACACGACACCTTGATGAAAGGGAGTGGCGGCGGCTTGAATGGTAAAAACCATTTCAAACCTCATGCCAAAAACTCCTTCAAGGCGATCAAGAGAATTCGGAAAAATAGTCGTGAAAAGTGCTGTTTTGTCAATAGTGGTCAAAGTGGTATTCAAAGTGCCCAAAGTGAATGAAGATGCAGTAACAGCCCTTGGTCTACGAAAATATTCCTTCAAATCTTGAAAGTCCGCCTGCATGGACGTAATGGTCGAATCTTTACGATACGAACCCATGACATCAACCGTATCGCATGCTTCTTGAAGTAGCGTGGTAACACCGGTGGATTCGTGCCCATTAGAAATTGTAAGGCCTGTGATATCGTCACAGGAAACGAGATTGTTTACGATGTCAATCTCATCATTAGATGTTGAAATGTTCTTAGCGAAACTATATACGATCATAGGTAGCTTCAAACCATATGAAAGAGTATTGATTCTCTGCGTTATACCGACGCTGAGTAGTAAAGCTAAAAAGCTACGGTAGTTAATTGCGACACCCTGTCCCTCCTTCTAGTGCCTCAATACCAAAAATTTTCATAAGAAGGAGGCGTATATGTGCTGCAATGCGCTTAATACCACGCGTCTGAACGTGCGGTTACTATGCGCTGATAAGCTGTCCGGCTCAAAGGAGCAGCTGGGACCTTACGTTTACTCAGTTCAGAGTAAATCAACAACGCGTTATCGTCCCAAACGCGCTCTTCGTGTAAGCTCAATTCCTCCAAACAATTCTCCAATTCGTCTTGACAAATCTTCTTCTGCAAACGCTTATTCTTACACCAATAGGTGCAATACAAGAAGCTATCTAGTTCCAAAGGACACAGCCAGCGATTGCCTTCAAGCAAAAACCTCCTTTTCAAAAAAGTGACTTCACCAATTGTCTTAACGGTACCCAATGATGAATGCTTATCATCCGATGTATAAATCATACCAAATGAATCCATCATAGTTTTGGCGACTGTTGTCTGATTGTACAAATCAACAATTTCCTTCCTGACATTAACAACGTTATCGTCACCATAAGTAATTGGGCTCACGTTATCCCAAAAACCTGTGTAGTCACCCGTTAGACGTACATAGCAGGCGACAAGTAAGAACAAAGAATACATGGAGTTGACGATAGTCGTAAATGGGTGTCCGCTGGGCAACGACTTGTTCCACTGATAAATATGCCGCTGATCGTTTCCCTTGCCACCAAGGTGTCGGGAATGCTCAAGGTCTGCCCACAAAACCTCGCGAATGCGTGCGTTTTCTTCTCCGTCATTGTACCACTGATTTATATACTGCAAAATATACTGAAATATCGCTGGCTGCTCACTGGAATCAAAACCCTTAAAATCTCCAGCAAATACATCACTGCCCTTAACGGACAAATGGTCTGCTAATTTCGACCAATCCGTGTAACAGCAAATACCAGGAGCCATACCAGTGTCAATATTTTTCCTCATAAAATAAGAGGAAAAATCACCAAAATACATGCGCCAAGCTATGACGTAATCCAAAGGTGCCGAAGATATGAGCCTCGTTGCGACAGCTTCCACTTTAGCGTGGGTTCTTATCTCGTCCTTCAAGAAATCATTAAATATCACGGCTCCACGTTTTCCCTCACGAGCTCTGCAAATTATGCCATCGACTCGTGCTCGTAGAGCCATAGCCTGTTCAGTATCCAATACATAATTCTGGGCATCACCGAAAAATTCGGTCTTGCCACTCTTAACAGTGTAACAATAAGGAAAACCCGCCGCAGTCTGGCGCGGAATCGCTCGAAATTTCCTCTCGGGAACGCCTAACACAGCTTCATCAAATGAAAAGATCCGTTTCTCTTGAACTAGGTTGGTGCTAGAAGTCAACTTAGAAAAAGCCACGTGAGCGATCTGATGAAAATCAAAATCGTCATAATTCAAAACAGGTGAAGCATAAGGTCTAACGGCATTCTCCATAGGATATACTAACTCTCCATTCCTGTAAACAGGTCCCAAAGGAGCAGGCGAGCAGTCATAATCACCAAATTTACCAAACATACTGGTGATGAAATATGAAGTCTTAGGCGACAAATTAATTGGCCTACGCAATACGTAGAGCGGCAAAAAGCTGCCATCGACTTCAAATGGCAATTTATCTCCAGATTGGTGTTCGACGTCCAAAGCAATCAAATCTTCTTCGATACAATCATCAATGGTACCCAAAATCTTCCTAGCTTCTTCAATCATCTCATTGCTGATGACGGCGCAGTAACCCATCTGCTCTCGACCATTGTAGGCTACGTGCATGCCAAACACTGCGTGCCCAGAATAAGAATTGCAATCAACTAAGCTAGTCAATGCCCCACAATCGCCATATTGGGTTTCTGCGTCGTACTTAAAATACCGCCGCAGCATTCGGTTGCCAAAGCGTAATGTCTCACCATATTCAACTTTGCTCAAAAAATGCCGCTCACGAGTAATATGTGTGAACTCATTCTTGAAAAAGTTAGCCTTGGCGATATCTATGGTCGATTTCTCGCCTGAGACGTATCTCAACTGACGTTCCGTAAGAAAATACTTTTCAATATTCCTGTGGGCTCTACGCGCAGTTACTATCATGAAATCGACATCAGCGTCGACAAGAGTATGGCGCTTAAACGCCAAAAACTGACGAACGGTATAATCAAAACTATACTCAGACTGACATACACTGACGAAACGTATAATGCTGTCCATATTAACACTACCGTCGTTCA